TTGAAGTTTTGATTGGTGATCTTTCAAAGTATTTTAGACCGTTAGGAACATCTGTAATGATAAAGAATGCATCAGTATCAGTTAAGTAGTTGTTCACTACATAACCTTGTGGGATCATTCCTTTTGAAACGATTGCATTCACATCGTTGTTGTTACCACCTGTTTGACCAGCAGATTTCATTAATCTCTCCGCTGTGAATTGTAATTCACTTGGAATGATCATTTTCACTCCTCTGGCTGCAATTTTCAAGCCTCTTTCATCAGTGAAAGCCGCAATATCAATTAACGACTGCTCTAATGAAGTCTCGTTTAAGTCAGCAGAAGTTGCTAACTCATTTGAGAAAGTACCAGCGATTGTTGGGTGGTCAGTAGCACAAAGCTCTTTACCATCACCACCTGTGAAAGAAGAGTTAAAAGCTCTGTTTAATACGTTAGCAGCTTTGATCTGCTTTGTATTAGCCATTGAACGTGCTAGAGCTTTTGTGTATCTGCTTGACAGTCTGTCATACAGATTATCTTCAATAGCTTCCTCAGTGATTGAGAATGCTAATGCCACAGTTTCGTGTTGATATCTAGATGTGTAGGTTTCTTGCGCGTTATCAAATGTAACTGCAGAACCTTCCGGTTTAACTCCAGCATTACCAAAGCCACTTAACATTACTTCCTCTTCGAAAGCTCTGTCTGAAGTTTCTTTAGTGAAGATTTCTTCATGCTGATTCTCATAACGATTATATTCCAAGCCGAATAGTGCATTCAAACCTGGCTCTAACTCTTTAACGAGTTGATTACGTGATATAGCCATATTTAATTACTCCTATAATTCCTGCTTGAGCGTATGCTCGTTAATTGAAACGATATAGTTTATGTTATCTGAGCCTATTTCGCTGTTATCTGGGTCAGTAGATATACCGACGACTCTTAATTGGCCGTCTGTTGCAGCTAAATCAGATACGTCTAATTCAACATTGGATGTTCCATTTACTGTTGAACCAGCAGCGTACACGATATCAGCTACTTTAAATATATCAGTTCTTGCTGAAGCACCGTCTCCTTGTACTTCAAATCTCTCGTATGGATCGTCATATACGAAAGCGTCAATATCACCGGAAGTGATATTTGTTTGTGTGTAGTGGTTTCTGAATGTCGGTTTTCCAGTTGTAGGGTCAGTATAATTTACACCCCAAAATACACCAAGTAGTGTATCACCAGCAGCTGCCACGTCGATAAAGCCTGTGTTAGAGGCTTGTGGTATTACAGGGTCGCCCTGAAATATCGAAGATGCTTCGTTATCAGCAATCTGATATTCAGACATACCGCCGTTATCTGCGTTTTGTCCAACCTTACCAACAGGTCTTAAACCAAATGCACTGTCTTTATTTGCCATTTGTATTTACTCCTTTGTTAGTTTAGTTGATGGTTCGGAATAACTAAAAGATTAGTTTTTCTTGGAGCCACCAAAAGTTACACGGCTCTGCCTCTCTTGATTGATTGGCATCGCATTGTGCTGCTCCTTCATGAGGTCGTTTTCAACTGCTTGTTCTCGATCAGAAACTTTTTGATTAAAAAATTCTTCTCGAGATTGCGCGAGCTCTTCCGGTATCCTAGCCAGCAATAGGCCACCAACTCCGATTACCCCAGCATGTTTGCCATCTTGTACGGAAGGAAAATCATCTTCTGGATATTCATCAGCTCTTACTAATGACCATCCGGATCTTAATTTACCTGAGACATTTTTAGTGTCATCAGATCCCATACTTTCAGCTCTTATCCAACGGTGTCTATATCCCATTGGAGCAGGGGGTGCATCTAAAGATGATGGAGGAGTCCAAACTTTAGGTCGAGAGTCTTTCTCTCGAGTTTGACTCGCGCGGGAAGTTTTGTTTATTTTTGTTTCGTTTTCCATATGCTTATGCCTCCTTCGCGACTAATTGTTTCGCATATTCTTCAAGTGGCACACCTAATCGTTTAGCTATTGCTACCTGTGATGGTGTGAGCTTCACAGTTTTACGGCGTCCTACCATACCTGGACGTTTGGCTGATGCTACAGTTTGAGAAGGTTTCTCTTGTGTAGTATTTTCTGTTGTACCAAATTTATGAGGGAATTCAAGTCTAATTCTTTTATCCACTTCTTGATAATATTCCTCACTAGAAGGATCGTATCCTTCTTCTTCCGTCAGTTTTTTATGTATATCAAATGCGGTATACGTCATCGCACTATCCGTACCAAACCAAGTGTTTTTAGAGGCCCATTCCTCTGCTTTTGGGTCCATTTGTTGCGCTGCTTGCTTTAATTGACCTGCATTCGCATACCCTTGTTGCTGTTCCACAGGCTGTTCTACCTGTTTCGGTGCCTCTGGTTTTTGAGATTTTACTTGATTAAGTCTAGCGGCATCCATTGTCAGAGCTGCTATTTCTGTTTGTGCGGCTATTTGAGCATCAACATCCTGTGCATCAATTGCTGTTTTCAGCTTTCCCTTAGCTGCCTCCAGGCTTGATTTCACTCGGCTTTCAAACTCAGATACATAATTCGTATCTAGACTTTGATATCTATCTTGTAGTTTCTTTTGTTGATCTGCTATAGATTTCGCATATACAATCGCTTCTTCTTTCTGACGTTCTGCTTCACGCATTTTACGTGTTAGCTTGGCAATTCTCTTTTTGACACCTTCACTATATTGTTCTAATTCTTCTTTCTGTGGTGCCTCTTCTTTTGTTTCTTCTTCAGTTTTTGTTTGTTCCCCCGAATCGGTTGATTCCTCAACCTGTAGTTCTTCTTTTGGTTCTGGTGCAGAATAATCTTTTTCTAAATCGATTTCTGCTCCATCGGTTTCACCGACATCAATCATCGGTTCTTCTTTTTTTAGTTCTTCGGGCATAGTTTTCTCCTATGTTTAAATATGATGTAGAATATCTTCGGGGTTACTAATGGTCCCTAAGACTTCATCATCGTTTAGTAATCGCACTTCTCCACCTTCAATCGGGAGCCGTGATCCGGCGTATCGGGCAAAAATAACCCAATCACCTTTTTTGCACCAAGGGCCGGTATAGAATTTTTCTTCATCCTTGTAGGCCAATGGTCCAACCTTGATTACATAACCGCAGTTCGTGGCTATGCGTAATTTGTCTAATGATTCTTGAGCAATGATAATACCACCTTTTGTTTTATCTCTAGGTTCAAAAGGTAATACTAGTATTCTCCAACCAGAAGGGTTGGGAAGTTTTGCTAATAGTTCTTCAGAGAGGTTTTCCGCTCTGACTTTTTTCTTATCTTCTTCAGCTTCTTTTTTATCTTCTTCTTTATATTTTTCTTGCAATGCAAGTTTTACATCAGTCATCGTTTCGCTCCTTATTTTCTAGCAGGTTAGAGATTTCCTGTAACGTTTGTTCAAATGCTTGAACTTTTCCCACAAGATATTGATATTTTTCAAGACTGTCAACACCTGACATAATAGTATCTTTACAGTCCTCAATAGCTTGTTTTAAGTATCGTTGTAGCTTGTACACTACATTAAGTTCTTCCATTATTTTTCCTTTCGTATATTTTTATATCATGAATGACCCGAAAACAGAAGCCGAAGATTTAACGGTTATTGTAGAATTTGATTTTGAATTACCAACTATTCATTAATAGTCAGTTGTTTTAATTAGAAACTCTTCAATCCACATGACTCGGTCATCCATTTGAAGAATTCTTTCTTTAATAATAGCAATATCTTGTTGCATTTCTGCAACAGCGTCTGCTTTCTTTTCAACTGCATTTAATCTTTCAGACCACATTCCCCAAGTCATAGCTATAGTGCCTGTCAATACTAAGTATGGAAGAATGGTTTTAAGGTCTAGTTTCATTTTGATTTAGCGCTCATGTTATTTAAAGGGTTATTTAAAGCCTTATTTATTTGTAAGTCAAGGTTTTCTTCTATGACCTTTAGCTCATCAAATATTTCTCTAGTATCCTCTTTTTGTCTATCTTCGACGTCATTGACAATCTCAGTAATATGTCGGATGTCATTAGACATTGACCTTAAATCTTGTTTCATGTCCCCTTTAAGTTCTTTGGCAACATCAGCCACTAAGGTAATTTCGTCTAAAATCATATCTAATTCTGATTTAATAACAGCTATTTGTTCATCATAAGAAGATAAATCTGGTGCTGTATATTCTTCTATCTTGGCTTTCATATCCAAATAGTCATCATAGAATTTGTAACCAGTCCAACCACCACCAATAATAGCACCTATTAAAGATAGAATAATGAAGAATTTTCCTCCAGAAAATTTAAGTCCTTGATACTCAATACTGGCCATTGAT